GCTATGCCTCTTAATATAGAAGTTGTAAATGAATCAAATGCAGTTGACGGATGGCTAGGATCAAATGTTTGAAACTGCATACCTGCTGGTAGTTGCTCAAATGTACCTGCTTGAGCTGACATAACTGGAGCATAGCTATCCTCAATACCATCTCCAACGTATGAATTGCCATCTGGAGAGGTAAAGAAGCCCATTTTACTTGCTGCTGTACGAGCTGCAACTATCTCTGCTTCATAATAACCATTTAACATCTTAATATTAGCCATAGAAGTAGCAACTAAAGAAACACCTCTAGTTTGTTCTGGCCTTGTTGGTATATAGCAATGTAATAGCTCTTCTGCTGGTACTCTTATATGTTTTCTTGATGTTGCATACAAAGTATCGTATGGATGATCTTTAAATAGGTAGTAAGCAACAGGCCTATCAAAAGAATCAACCTCAACACCCATTTTAATAGTGTTTCCATTACTAGCAGTATCGTTATAATCCTCGTCCAGGTGATCTGCTTCATAAAACTGTATTGAATAACCAAATTTATTAGATTTTGTTGGAATATGTCTTATTAATACTTCGCCATCTCTAGCTATAGTTTCAATAAACATTTTTTGTGCATCTAAAAAGCTCATTCTTCCATTAGCAACACAAATGCCTTTATGACACCACTCTTTCCAAGCAGCTTCTATCTGCTGATTTGCCAAAATATCTAGAGATCCATTATCATCCCTGGCTTTTGAGGAAATTCTAATACCAGCCTTGCCAACAACATTAGAAATCATTAAATTTAAATATCTTGATACATAAGTATCATTTCTAGCTAATTCTCTAGCCCTTGCTCTTAATATCCTTAGATTAGGTTGTATTTCTGAATCAGCACTAGCTGAAGTTGATTTAAAATCAGAAAACAGCCTACCAGTGTTAGCACCTTGAAAGGATCTCTGGTTCAAGTTGATTGGTTTAGATTCTTTTCTTCTTTTTAATAAATTATTGTACCAAGCCATTAAAATTCCACCCTTATAGTGTTGCCAGTAGTCATGCCATTTTTAATTCGAGCTTCTTTAACTTCTTTTAACCACTCAGACTTGTACCTATCTCTAAATGTTAATAACTCATCAATAGACATTCTGGAAAGTGATCTACCTGCAATACTCATACTGCTTTGATCCATATTTGCTCGACCTTCTATAACAGCTTCTATTGAATCAAGAACAATCTTTGCATGAGATCTAACAGCATCATCAATTACAGTTGTATATCCTTCACCAATGACTGCCTCGACTGATCCTGCTGTTTTAATAATAATTGCAGTCCATCTGTAATCACCTGCTGTATAAGATGATGTGCTAGATGTTTCAAATACATACTCGTTATTACTCTCTGAAGCTGTAATTGTAAAATTTGCAGCAGCAGTTCCGCTAATAAGATAGAACTTATATTTTAATGAATAACTAGCAAGCGGATAATCAGAAGCTAAATCTGATCTTTTCCATGCCCAAAAGTCTGATTTCTGTAAAGCATCAGGTACTTGATTTGGGTAATTGGTTGAATCAAAAGCGTTACTCAAGTAAAAACCTCATTTAATAATTTGATATATCTACTATTAAAGCTATGCACCAAAATATAAATGTCAACAATCTAAAGTACGTTTTATGTATCTTTCCAACTATTAGCAAAATTGTCATTTTGCCTTGATCTTTGTCTAATTAATGGATTCTTATCCTCTTGAGGTACGACCTCTCTCTCTCCCATCAACGTCTTTTGTTCTATCAAGTCCCAATTGGGGTTAAGTATGTAAATAGCAGCAAAGCAGTACACTAAACAGTCTAATGCTTCGTTTCTTGGCCTAACTTGTTTCCAGACAAGTGACTTACGCCCTCTAATGAACTTTGCCACCCTTTTCTCTGCTGTTAGCTGCTTAAAGTATTCTTCATCAACATCAGAAGGGAAATGTAAGGTAGATTCATTAACATCAGTAGTTAAGCGAGCATATATAGCTTCTTTAGCTGAATCAGTACCAACACCATACAAAACAGCTTTATTCTTACCTACAAATGTAGGTTTATTAGCTATTGGCTTACCTGCAACACTTAAACCTTTAATTGCAAATATTCTTCTAGCTTGTCTTGGCTTTGTGAATTGGTATACCTGGTTAGTATGATGACCACCAGAATCTATACAAGCACAAGATATAGGCATTACTCTTCCAGACTCAGTTTTAAAACGCATCTTTAAAAAGGCATCTAAGTCTGACCAAACATTAGAAGCGTTAGGATCTCCCCAGAATATGCGGTGGTCTAATACCCAGGCTTCATAGTTACGACCAAAACCAGTTAATGAAATTTCCAATCGGTCTTTTTGGGTATCAACCCCAGCAACTATAACTAATACATCTTCTGGCAAGGCGGTATGGTCATAATTTAACCTACGTTCTAACAAGGTTTCATATTCAACGCCATCTGATTGCTCTTCCCACGATTCTCCTAGTGCAGTATTTATAAATGTCTTTAATGTTTCTGGGTTCTTTTTAGCTTCAAGGAAATTTGTGGCCATATCAGCCCAAGTTGACCAAACGCTATAAAGCTCAGATATATGAAAGCCTGCTGTTTTGTTTAATGTATTAGTAGCAATCCATTCTCCGTTGTTTATCATCCATTGTTTGCTAGATTCCTCAATTAATGATCCGCAATCACCGCAAGCATAAGCTGCTGTCTCTGGTTTATCCTCATCCCATACTACATTCTTCCATTTCAATATTTGTTTATGATTACACTCTGGGCAAGGGACGTTGTAATATCTTTGATCTGATTCTTCAAAAGCAGACTCAATAGCAGATATACCTTTTATAGTTGGTGTGCTGCACATAAATATTTTACGATTAAAGAAAGTTTTAGTCCTGGCTATGGCTAAAGATATTGGAGATCCTTCTCCTTTTACGTTATGTTCAAATCGGTCTATTTCATCCAAAAATAGGCAACGTATAGGACGTGAAGCTAAACCTGCTGGAGATCCAGAAGAGGATATTGTTATATGACCGCCAGCAAACTTCTTATGCATTGTTGTATTGCCAGAATCCCTGCTTTTAGCATCAGATACAACATCTCTTAATCTATCGCTATCCCTTATCATTGCTGCAAGCCTATCTTTACTAAACGCCTGCCCCATAGTCAAATTTGGTTGCACAACCATCATAGGCGAAGCATCTTGGTCTATATAATAACCAATAGCATTTAACAGAATTTCTGTCTTACCAACCTGGCTACTTGTCATAACAACGATTCTTTCAATATTAATATTATTAAAAGTGTCCATTATTTCGCGTTGGTATTCACATCTACTTGTATGCCAGCTCCCTGACTCTGCACTAGACTCTGGGGATAGTTTTCTATATGTATCAGCCCACTCGCTAATCGTTAATTTCGGTGGTGGCCTCAATGTCTGCATTGTGCTTTCCAACACGATCTGCATATTCTTTTGGTAATCCATTACTCTCCGCTAGTTCGTTTAAAATTCTGTAAACCTCTTCATCAATAATAGCTTTCATTTCTTGCACTGATTTAACTGCCAAAAGCCTATGAGCTATTTTATTGCCCAGACCTAATAAGCCCACCCTTACAATTGACATAACATTAGCCCAGTTGTTCAAAACCATTTGAACAGGTAAAAGCAACCCTTCTAGCTCTGACACCTTTAATTCTGCTGCATCAGCCTGGGCTTTAGTAAGCCTAGTCTTTTCTTCCTGCATATCACCAGTTCCGCTTTTCTTGTTATAGCCAGATAACTTCCGCAAATAGCATATATATTGCACTCTGGTTACATCAATACTGTTGCTGGTTAAAATGCTATCCCTATATAGCTCAGATACGCGTTTTGGGCTTAAATCAAGATGTTCTGCTATTTGTTTTTGTGTGGCCATAAAAAGGGGAAATTACCTAAAAGAAAAAGGGCTGAAACTAAAAAAAAGGCGAGATGTCCAATTACCCATACTTGAAACTGTAGAAGAACCTAGTTGTTTCATTTAGCTGTCCTTAATGCTTTGGCTAGTTGTCTTGCAAAGAACTTATCAAAACCAGAAGTACCAAAGGCTACGCGTTCACCATAGCTTTCAAAAGGAAATAATGCTTTGTATTTTCCCATCTTAGTTAGCTTGGCTACCTGCCTGATCTTTGCTCCGCCTGTTGTGCCTGTTGCTTCTCTACCATACCTTTCCCAGATACCTTCACTGCCCTGCTTTCCTTTGGGTACGCCAAAGAAATAT